AATACATTTCTACTTGAAGGAACCTTTGCACCTGCACGAGCTTGCATACTTAAAAAGTCATCTCCTGTATAATGTGTGTGAAATACTACTCCAACCTCTGATGAATTTACTTGTTTACCTATTGGATGGTCTACTGGAATAGCATATGTTATAGTATTAGGTCTGAATGTATACAGTCTTTCATCATGAATTCTTTCAGTCTTAACATCACCAGGAGTAAAGACAAGATCACCTTGAATTACTCCTTTTATATCCAGATCTTTAAAATATTTTAGACAAACTTTTAATTTTTTATTTAACTCACCTCCATCAGGATAATGTATATCAACATCAACTTCCTCGTAACAAATTTTTGGAGTCTGAGCAAAAACACTCTTAGTTCCTACAAAAAATAACCCAGTAAGAGGTTCTTTTCCACAAACAATAGCAGGTGCTCCATCCCATTTTGTTTGCATATATCCTGTGGTGTTATCACAACCAAGCATCCTACGTAATTCTTGCAAAAAACTAACAGCTGCTTTACATCCCTCAACTCCATAGTTGAGCATCTCATCTTCAAGGTGTTCTAAGTGTTTTAGTTGTGTTACGTTAGCCATTACATTTTATTTGCTTCTCTTGATTCAGCTTCCCAGAACATAGTTTCTTTAGTCTCTCCATTAAACTTATATCCTGCCTGTAAATGAGTTGGATATGTAGCATTTGGATCATCTTTTGTAGATTTTCCAGAAGTATTTCTAATACTAAAAAGTAAATTTAAAGTTGGTGTTGTCATAACAATATTAATACGTTTTGCATCACCGCTTCTACCAGTACCACCGTATTGTATAGTAATACTACTCTTAGATGGGATACATGAACTGTCAAGAAATTTTTCTGTCATTTTCATATGAAATATCTTGCCTTTATCCTTGTGTACATAATGATATCCATAACCTAAAGACCCTTTAATTAAAGCTTTGAGGAGAGATGTTTTAAAACCCTTTGCTGGTTTGGCAGTTTCGCTATATGCCATTCCTGCATCAGCATCATTAAAGACTTTACAGAATTTTTCGTGATCTATTCCAAAAGTATCAAGTAATTTTTTACCATCATCTAATTGAATATTACCTGCTTTAATATCAGCAATAGGAAAATAGTTAGTTCTAACACCTAAATTAACCAAAGCAGTAGTGCCACTTGTTTTAGCAGAAATATAAGTTATTGCTCCTTTGTCTCCTGTTACAGTTACATCACTAACTTTTTCTCCTATATCATATCCCTTTCCACCACCTGCATCACCAACATACCATGTTCCATTCTTGAGTTTTAATGGTCTTTTAGTATCACTACCACCCACATTAGTGGCAACAAGTTTTCTATTGTTCCACCATTTATAAGTGTCATCATAAACTGTTGACATCTGTAAGATAAATTCTTTTTCTGGACTCTCAGGCATTGATGCTACACCTTCAGTCGCATATTTATTGATTGCCTGTACTAAAATATCCTCAAATTTATTACCTTGATTTCCTTTACCTCTACCTTTTCTACTACCATCACCCCAATAAACTTTAAGTGCATTTAATTTTGCTTCTTTTGATATTTGTTTCTCTCCTTCTGCACCTTTCTTGTATCCTTTCTTCTGTACAATCCTCATAATTTTGACTTGTTTCTTACCACCACTTTCATCAGCAGAAAATGCTAGAGGATCAGGTTCATCAGGATAATTAGATTGTATATGATCCCATAGACGCATGACTTCTCTTGCAACTTCTGGTTTCATGTTGCATTTCTTGACAGCAGCCTGACATTTTACACGAGTGTTTGGTATTATATCCCAAGCCATTAAAAAAGAGGGTTAGTTCACCCTCTATTTATTGTTATCTATCGCCCTTTGCTCTGACTTCAGACTTTTCTACAGAAAAACTACCACCAGGATATCTCTTCTCTAATTTTTTCACATTACCTTTGACAACATCATCAAAATCTACACCTAATGCTATGCAAGCGTTTGCTACGTACCACATAACATCACCCAACTCAATAATAAGATGTTCTCTATTGTCGTCGTTCCAAGGCTTACCTTGGAAGACCATCTTCTTAACGATCTCCAAGAACTCTCCAGACTCAGCAGCAAGCCCAATGCCAGCAGTGGTAAGACGTTCAATGCAGGCACCTTGTCTGTCAAGTTCACCCATGCGATCAGCAAGAGCGACAAAATCTTTAGAACTATCGGATGTGACAGCATCTACAAACTGTTCGTATTTTTTAAAATCAATAGCCATAATTTATACATTCCATTCAGCAAATTTAGATAATCGGTTTTGTGTTTCAGAGAACTGTGGCATCTCTTCTTCCTCTACATCCATGACAGATGTACTGTCAGCAACATCATAGAGTCTCATCTTCGCTCTGTCAATACCAATCATAAATTTTCTATTATTGGTAGGATCATTATATCTATTCTTCAATTGCTTGACTAAGATTCTACCTTGAGATTCTAATTCTTCAGTAGATATAAGAGCGAACATAAGATCAGCAGTTGCAGGTAAACCAAATGACTCAGAGGTATCGGTAAGATCAGGATCACTATTGCCAAAACCAGCACGAGTAGTTTGAGTTGCGGATACAATCGGGACGTTGTGTTCCACAGCAAGTCCACGAAGTTCTTCTGCAATCGCTTTAACATAAGTATATGAGTTGACAATCGCACCTTTATACCTCGCACTTGCACATATATTTAAGTAATCTATGAATATTATATCAGGTTTGAAATCTTTTTTCAATGCTAGATCTGATAAGAGTGCCTTAAAATGACCTGCATGAGCAGATGCAGTAGGATATTCTTTGATGATAAGTTTACCTTGTGTTTTCCTAGAGATCTCATTGACTTTACTATTGTAAAGAACTTCTGGAAGTTCTGGTATATCTCTTATGTTGCAGTTGAGAAGATTTGCGTCAATTCGTTCAGCAATTTTTTCTTCTGCCATTTCACATGTAATGTATAGTACGTTCCGTCCTTGCAACAGGATGGAGCTAGCCACGTGGCACATGAATAGAGACTTCCCGACACCTGTACCAGCAAGTGCGATGTTAAGAGTCTTGTTAGGGAGACCACCTTTCGTGATATAATTAAACTTTTCAAGATCAAAGGCAATTTTTTCCTCTGTCTTGTGGTAGAACTCGTATCTATCTTTAGATTGTTCAATGTAGTCATGTCCGATATGTTCATCAAAAGAGACAGCAAGAGCATCTTGAAGGATACTAGGGATAGCACCCTTATCTAACTTACCATCTCCACCATCAGCAATCTTAATTGATTGCATTAACGCAAGATATATAGCACGATCCTGACACCACTTCTCTGTAGCATCTACAACCCAATCCTTGTCAACCCACTCATCATTATAGTTCTTGATATGCTCAAGACATTTTTGAAATGTCTCATCTGTCAGGTCACTACGATTTTGTAAATTGATATTAAGGACTTCTTTAGTCGGAACTTTATCATACTTGGTAGAAAAATCTTGAATCTCCTCAAAGATAATCTTTTCATGAAGTTCAATAAAATATTCTGCCTTGACAAATGGAACTACCTTACGATAATACTCCTCATCGTATAGTAAATTCCTAAGAATTGTTTCTTCAATTCTCTCAGTTGCCATAACTAAATTCCGTCCTTGCTGCTTCTTCTAATTTTGCCATTACTTCGTCTGTGAAATACTTCTCTGGATCACCGAGTATAGACTTAGGATAAACATTGCTTTCACCAATCCTGATACGGTTTCCCACCCTTGTGAATACTCCATACTTCTCACCAAGTTCAATGAGTCCATAATATTTGTCCAATCCACGTTCGTCAAAGTATAATCTGGTAGCAACTTTAGAACCCTCCTGTGTAAATCTAGATTTTTTTGCTTCACACTTAATGATATTACCCACTAAGTCTGTTCCTTCTTTTTCTTTTGATTTTGTTAAAAATATAATAGTAGATGCTGCATATTTTAGACCTGCACCACCTCCCATTTCTTTTGTTGGTACATAAGATCCAATCACATCATATGTGTGATTAGTAACAAGCATAGGAATACCTGCTTGACCAAGTTTTAGAGTCAATACACGAAATGCACCCTTAATTAGTTGTGATTTGGTCATATCTCTGACCTGTTTATCATTAGAAATGTCATCCATTTCTTTTGATGTAGATAGCATACCAAGAGAATCAAGAACAAACATCAATGGTTGACGTTTTTCTTTTGGTTCTTTCATATACTTATCAACAATCCTAGTTGCTTGAGTTCTAAACTCTTCTATCGTAGCAACAGGAAAAATTACCATACGAGAGGAATCAATTCCTCTACTTTCAATCATATCTTTACTGAGAGCAGATTCAGACTCAAAGTAAATAACCCCACCGTTGCTATTGTTATCAAGAAAGTTGCGTACAACACTAAGGGCAAAGAAAGTTTTTCCTGTTGAGGATTCTCCTGCCAATGCAGTGACTTTGTTGGATGGAATACCTCCAAATAAAGAACCACTAACGACAGCGTTGAAAATGTAAGAGCCAGTATCAACAAAGGAGGATGTATCTCCTGCAGCCACTCCATCACTAACCTTACTTGCAAATTCATTTCCACTATCTTTAATTACTGTATCTAAGAAACCCATGTGTCTGTTACCTCACTTTCGTACATATTAATATAATCATGTGTTTTTGCCAATTCAAGAGCATAAAACCTTGCAGCTTCACGGTCTTCAAAGACTTTTATTTGTTCAGCGTCAAGTGCTTCTACTTGACTGTCCTGATATGTTACTGTCCAAACCGTTTTCATGCGAAAAAACTCCCTATTGTTACTTTCTTTTCGTGTGTCCATCCCACGCATTGTAGCACATTTTTGAGAGGTTCTAAGAAAGACTTCTCAAATTGTAACTGATAGTCAACATATTTGTCAAGTTTCATTTCTGGTGGGATGTCACTAAAAAATGACACACAATTCTCATGTAATGGATTTGGTGTCTTTAGGTAAATGAACTTGATTTTTTCTCCCTCTTGAATGTATGGATACTTATGTTCTAACTTGTTCTTCCTTACAAAATCATTGTAAAGTAATGCACCCCTTACGTGGATGGGTGTTCCTTTGCAATAGATGTCAGTTCTGCTGCGGTATTTTTCAAGGTTGTTAACTCCTCTGGGGAAGGCGACTCCTTCTGTTCCTTGCTCTTTGGTCTCTGCTCTGACAGCATTGACAAAAGAGATAAGTTCATCATTTGTTTTGCTGATAATGATCTTAAAAGCTGCATATAATTTATCCCTAAAATATTGAGGAGTTGAAGACCTCGCTGTTTCTAAACCCATGATTTTCATCTTGGGTTCTTTATATCTGACTCCTTCTGAGTCCCACACATTTAATATGTATCTCTTTTTTGCTGTCCATATACCACGATCTGCGATATTTTCACGTTTCATAATCATTTTTTGATCATACGCATTAACATATGTCGCCAATTCTTCATACGATGCGTTAATAAACGGTTCCAATTTATCTTTACAGACCTTATCAAGTAACTCAACAATCTTATTCTTATCGTCAGACTTATTACTAAAAAATTTATCAACAACAGGTCCGAGATTAAGATATATTGAGTCGGTGTCAGATGCAATGACATAATCTACCTTGTCTGTACTGAGCAGTTTATTTAGATAACCATTCATCTTGTTCTCAATCCATCGGATTGATACCTGACCAGATAGAGTAATTGCTTCTGCATTTGCAAGACGATAATAACGGAAGTGTTCATTACCAATAGCACCATAGGCAGAGTTGAGAGAGATCTTCTTTGCCATCTGGATATTATTACAGCGAGCAATTTCTTTCATTAGTTCAACAGTAGGAGTTTTTTCATACTGTTGCTTTGCCTTGATCATTTTCTTTTTGAAGATGACCCTAGAGTCATACATCTTTTGCATCATCAAAGGTAAGAATCCTTGTATATCTTTCCTATACTGTGCTCCATTAGCACACACAGCAAGGTCACCATCAATATTTACTTCTTGTTGAAGTATTCTATCAACTGTAACTGTTGGGTGTCTGTCATCCGTGAGCGTCTCTGGGGAAATATTGTATTGCATAATGAGATGAGGGTACAGACTATTAAGGTCAAAATTAACCACCCAATCATAGCGTCCTGCTTTCGGTTCCTTGACATAAGCACCTGCGTATTTTGCATCTTTAAGTGCATCCCTTTTAGGAGGGATAGCAATCTTACGTTTATTTAA